GCACACCTTTTTCTGTTACTCTAGCGTTTCTAAAGAAGTTAGATGTGTTTTGGAACTGTAATACACGAACAGGTGTTGTATCTAAATGTAAATCTTTCATTGCTAAAAAGTCTGATGGTAGAGATACAGTTGAGTCATTAGCTGTTGTTGTTGCAGTTGCTACTTTAAGCATTTGTCTAATGCGTAAGTCTCTGCGTAGTCTTTGCTCTGCTAGATTAATAAAGTCAGGTATCTGTGTTGTCAGGTCACTACGAGCAAGATAATCTGCTATCGTGCTTTTTAATGTTGTGTATGAAGTAAATGCCATTATACTTTACCTTGCCTTGTCCTAAAAAAACGATTGTCTGGTTCATTTAACCATTGCCTAAATCTCTTTTGATCTACAACATGAAATCCACGCATGACGCCTTGTTTGTTTAATTCATCAATAACTGTTAATGGAATAGATGCTATTTTATTGTCAAAAACATCATCACCCCAACGACCATTAGTCGCATTGTATTCTTTTTTATTCTGTTCAATAATACTTGTAACATCTTGCTCAGTTTGAAATATTAAACCACCATCATCTGTTGATTCAACTTCAGTTTTTCTGATATCGTCACTCGTAAATATTTTTTTCATTTTTTTCTCTTTTTAGTTGGCACGCATTTATCTTTACCATTCTTAGTTCCTGCGTATTTATATCCTTTCCAACACGCTTTACCATCTGCACCTTTCTTTTTGCCTGCCATATCTATCTCCTAAAGAATAGACCCACCGAAGTGGGTCATACTCCTATTACTCTGCTAAGTCAGCAACGATTGCGTGTGCTTTCTCGTTTTTAACTTCTAGTGTGTATTCAACTAAAAGTTGAGTTTTGTCACTGTCACCAGTTTTTGCCAATTCATTTGTCATGAATGGACGTAAGTAAGCAATAGATGCGTACTCTGGATCAAGAACAAGTGCTACTTCACCATTGTCATCTGTATCAGCAGTCATAAATCTGTTAGGAACAACAGATAATGTACCAAAGTCTGATAAATAAACATCAGCAGCACCTACGATTGTTGTAGGAGTGTTGCTTGGTGCTTGATAACGTTGTGCAGCAATACCTGCAAAACCAGATACTACTTGTTTTTGTGTTGGTGTAACCATTAACACTGTTGGTGTACCACCCTCAACGTATGCTTTTTTAACTGCTGATTTAAGCATTGCTTCTGTAAACGCTGCATCTGTACCAGATACACGAGCAGTTGTACCGCCTGAACCTGCTGTACCTGCACCAACATAGTTAGTATTTAACCATGCTTGTAATGCACCTAATTTACGAGCAGTAGAAGCATCACCAGTCACTGCTGCTTGGTTAGATAAAAGGATTTTTTCCATATCACGTTTAAGTTCAGCAGAAGCTTTGCTTAATTGATATGCTTTTTCAGATTTACGACCTGCCTTATCTACAGATTCAAGAGTACCTGAGATTTGGATAGTTTTTTGTGAAATCTGAGTTCTGTTACCAACACGAGATGTAGGTGCTAATGTTGCTGATGTTGCATCATCACCTTCAACTGCTGCGTTTGTTAATGTTGCTGCTGCTAAAGAATCAGTTTGCCATTCGTGATAAATAGCGGTTGCTTTTGATTTACCAACAGAAGACATAAATGGTGTATCAGTTGGAGAAATATTGTAGATTACATCTGTTAAATCTTCACGTTGACCAACAGCACCACCTGAACCTACTACTTGGGTTTTATATGTTGCCATAATTAATTCACTTCCTAAATTTTATATAAAGTTTTCAAATAAAACTGCCGCATCAGCAACTCTGCCAGACTGCTTCAGTTTTGCCATTTGTTTTTTCTGCATGTCAGGTTTACCAGTTACTTTAGTTCCTGATTTAACCATTTTTGGTGCTTCTGCTACCTTTTTGGTTATTTGAGGTTTAGACTTTTGTAACTTATCATACTGTGCTGCTTTATAAAGAACTAATACATGACGATGGTCATATACTTGTGATAGTTCTTCATCAGTAAAACCTGCTGCTTTGCCATAAGTACGAATTTCACTACGGATTTGTTCGCCTTTAGTCTTGTCTGAAAACTCTGGTAGGACTTGTGAAAGTTTTTGTGCTTCTTCGCTTACTCGTTGACGTAATTGATTAGAGTATTCCACTTGTTGCTGTTGTGCAATGCGGTCTTGCTCTATTCTAATTGCTGCCAACTTTTCTTTATTCTCAGCGATTTCTGCTATTTTTACTGCATATCCTATTGGGTCGTTTTCTTTTAACTTCTGCATATCTTCAGGTGTTTCTGTATTTTGCTGTTGCAACATAAACTCTAAAGATTGTAGTCGTTGTGAGTATGTATCCCTAACTTGCTTTGCTTCTTCGACTGCTGCACGCTCTGCCTCTACTGCTTTGCGTTGTTCAGCAACTTCTTGTGTTTTCTTTGTGTAATCAGAACCTAGTTGATAACTCTTAATCAGTTCGTCAAGGGTAACTTCACGCTCTTCACCTGATGCTTTTACAAGGTAGGTTGGATTGTCAAATTCCTCTTCTTCTGATTCTTCAACTTCCTCTACTTCATCTGTTGATTCCTCAACTTCGTCTGTAGATTCTTCTACTACTTCTTCTGTACTTTCTTCAACTGCTTCTACTTGCTCTTCTTGAGAGGGTTCAGCAGCATCTAAAATACCTTCAAATGCAGTAGCGGCCTCATTAACTGTTAGGTTTCCACTACCATTATCTGGTGTCATGGTTTCACTCATTGTATTTCCTTAATATCCTCTTAGGTAGAGGTTACCATTATAGAAACTTCTATAATATTTTCCATGCTTTATCTTTAATCTCTGCATCTTTGGCGATTGATTCAAGATAATTCATGATTTCGTCTATAGCGTGTAATCTGCTGTAGAATACTTCTCTCTCTGCTGTATTTGACGGCATAGAGTACCTTATTCCATTAAGTTGATTAGTTCTCAACTCATCAATTACATCTAAAAATTCTTGTGATTGTAATACGTTTTTAATTGCTTCTTGTCTGGTCATCTGGTAATCCAAAGTTTAGTGGCATACCACCATCTAAATACCTACCTGCACCATAAATAGGTTGGTTACTATCATTAACTACCACTTTTGGTGCATCTAAGAATGATATTATATTTGGTGTTTCAACAGGTTTATATCTGTTTGCTAAGTCAACTAATGCTGCTACCATAGATAACTCACCTTTGTTGATTCCTTCAGCATCACCAACATACTTCTTAACCTGCATTCCATTGCCAATGTCAATTAAATCACCCTCTAAGTCATCACCTTTGTTTGTGATTGTATTAGTAATGCTTGTTCCGCCACCTTTACCATATGCATTTGGTGCTGATGTTTGTACTTTAACTGGTGCGTACAAACTACCACCTTTGTAATAGTATCCAGTTGGTTCATGTAATTGATAACCCTCGTATGGACTTGCAATAAGACCTAAATTTAATTTAGGTGTTGATGTTTGTACTGTTTCAGCAGGAATTAAATTATTACCAAAATTTAATGATGGTGTTGATATTGAACTAAGACGTACTGCCATTTCTCATTCCCTCTGTTGCAATTCTATTTAACTTTTCAAGAGCATCCATTACTGTTTTAGTTTGATTATTTCTAATAGTTGTAGATTGGTTTTGCTGTTCTAATTCAAGTTTAAGTTTTTGAATAGATAACTCTGCCATCATTTGCACTTCTTTTTGTTTTAATTCTAATGCTTTCATTTGAGCATCTATCTCCATTTTCTGCTGCTCTAACTGTAGTTTTTGTGCATCAGTTTGTGCTTTCAACTGTGTTTTCTCACGTTCAACTTGAGCAAGTTCTTGTGCTGCTGCCATTGCAGGATCACCTGCTTGCTGTTGTTGTGCTTGTTGCTGTGCTAATTGCTGTGCTTGTTCATCTGTTATTTCCATAAGGAATTGACTATCGTCTTTGAATCCTGCCATGTTAATGAACTTACCTAATGTATCTCTATACTGTTTTAAGTTAACTAATGGATTAGATAGACCATAAGCACCTAATATTTGTTCTTGTTTTTCTAATACCATTTGCATAGTAGCAAGTTGTTCTTGCTTAGAACCAGTACCTAAACCAACGTTAACTGTAATATTGTACTCATTCTTCCACTCTCTTGGATTAAATGGAATATATTGGTTGTTGATTCTAATGATACGCTCTTTGTTTTGATACTTACAAACTAATCCTAATATACCTTTGAATAAAGATGAGATACCAGTGTCAGCAAATATACGAGCAATTAACTCTAACTTACCTTGTGCTGCTGATGTCATTGCAGCGACTGCCGTTGCTGTTACGTTTTGTAATACGTTAGGGTCTAATCCTTGCTGTGCATCACTCACGCCAGTTCTTTTTGCTTGTATGTCATCTAAATATTGAAGCATTGGGAATGATTGAGCAGCAGATGATTGAACAGTCAATGGTACAAGTGCAGCAGGATTTTTCATACGAACAATACCACCTGCTGTTGACGTTAATAGATCATCTAAATTAACTTGACCTTCAACTGCACCAATTCTATAATTGTTAGTAAGGTATAAATTATCTAACATTTGTCTAGTGATTGTTGACTTAATTAACTGTAAGTCACTTGCTCTATCTGCTAATGAATGTCCATAAAATTTATGAGGAATTGGTATTGGGCAAATAGAATGGAATGGAACATAGTCACATTCATGCTCATCTAATATTTCATTACCTGCATAACAAACTCTTCTAAGTTCAGCAATGCCATCTTCATCTAAGTCTGCTTTAATATAACATTCAAAATATTCTACTAATTGCATTGATTCATCATTTGAATCCATGTCTGTTGGTTGTTCACCTCTAGTGTATCTTGCAATTCTTTCAGGTGAAAACTCTAGTGCATCACCAGTTGCTAATGATTCCACTATGTTTCTATCATAACCCATAGCAATTAACTCACCTTTGGTTACCATCTTACGATGAGCAGTAAATGGTGAATCTGCTATAGTTCTTGCACGTTTAGATATTAAGAATTCTTCAGGTGGTACGTTTTCAATAATTACTTTACCTAAGTTCTTTTTGCGTTTGACTGTGATGTTATGGTAAGAAGATGCACTTAAACCCATTTTGCCATTGTACTCACCCTCTTTAATCTCACTAGACATTGTCTCTTGTTCAACAATCTCTACTTCTGGATCAGATAAGATTAAAGCAAGTTCATCATCATTAAGACCATAATACTCTTCTTTGTTGACATCAACTTTATCGTCCCAATATGCTTTAACAACGCCTACTTTTTGAAGTAGAGCATCTTTAAACCAATCGTGCATGATTTCAAAACCATTGTTATCTTTATAGAAAATATGGTTTACATACAATGTTGCTTGCTCTGCTAATTGTTCATCACCTTGATTAACT